AAAAGTATTTACAGGAAAAGGAGCTGAACTACTCGCTAAAAATGTAGTAAACGGATTGCGTAATTTTAATTTTTGCTCATTCGCATTTGCACGAACGCTTTTATTATTTCCGTGAATGTATAAGTCTTTAATGTCGTTAGTATATAAACTAGGACATTCAACTTTTAAATCGTATTTTTTAAAAATTAATTCGATTATACTTTTTACAGAAAATGCTGGGCGTAATTCTCTAGTGCGTATAATGTTTTCGGTAAAGAAAGTATTTGCAGCAGTGGAGGCAATGTTGTCCAATACAACTCCATTGACAGGCGAATAGCTCCAAACCCTATCATTCGAAACTAAAGGCACAAAGTATGACACATTAACTCCATCGAATACGCTAGCACTATGTCCCTGCGTTAATTCTTTTACTTTTTTTGGTGTATAGTTAATATTTACAATTGCTAAATCCTCTATCAAATCCTCTCCTAGTCTAGTTTTCAAGTCTAACATTGAACTAGCGAAATCGCCTATTATATTTTCGGCAGTTCCGTTTTTATACTTAATCGATTTTAAATTAAATATTCCTTCAAAAAGCAAGACAGAATTAGTGTAAACTTTGCAAGGGAATTTATTATCGTTAGCATCTTTTAAAACTTTTGTTTCTCCAAAAAAACCAAATATTTGTTTATTCTTTGGAGTGGCTGGAAAAGAAAAGTTCAACGTATAAGCTGAAAATATTTTAGTTAAGTCTTGTAAGTCTTTTGCTGTTCTTTTAAAATTAATAGCTTCTTCTTTATACAAGTCCATCGCCTCGTATTCATCGCCTCCTATGGAAATGTATATTTGAGTTATCATCGGATTGAATTAATTTTATTAGTTGTTTCCTCTAGCTTTAAATTGTAATCAATTTTGCTTTTGTCATTGATTCTATTTTTTAACTTAAAATCATTATCTGTCAAAACTACTGGAATTTGTAAATGTGTTTTATAAAAGCCTATTGTCTCGTTTGCCGTTTGATTATCAATAGTAATATTTGTATTGTCAATAGTTACATAGGTACTGTCAATGGTTAACCCTAAAGTCGTTACATTTTGAATATCTCCTTTGAATCGTATCAAATATATTTTAGGAGAGTAAACGATTTCTTCTACTATTTCAGACATTGAATCTGTTAACTGTCCTGTATTGATAACGTATGTTTGTATCGCCTCTATATTATCACGCATTTTAGCGTGTGTAAATGAATTATCAAACATTGACGGGTCACGAAAAGCCCTGTTTGAGTTATCGTCTTTTACTTTTACCGATTTTTCTACTTTACCGTTTGGCGTGAACATTTCCCACAATCCTAACTTGTTTAAAAAAACTATCAAATATGGGTCTTTAGTACATCTTTTAAAGCCAGCAGGAGGCGTAATGTCGTTAACAGTTATCATATTAGAAGTAGTACAACTACTCACTGCATTCGTTAAATTAAAAGACTGCGATATGTAATTGTGTATTTTAGGATTATACCATTTATCGTTAGTATTTAAAAACCCTGAAGAACCATTTGGAGCGATTCCGTTATTGTATATTAAATTTTGCTCATAATTCCAACGATAACCCAATGTTGCGAATTGCGTTTCTCCTTCGACTCTTTTAGTTCCGTTAGTAGATGTTACATCGGTTATTATTTGCCAAAAAACACCCTGCCCTGTTATAGTAGGGTTGGTTAATTCGTTGTAAATAAAGTTAGGTTGGTTTGTGTTTAACGCATTACTAGGTCGTATCAAAAAAGCTTTTATCAAATCGGAAACCTCAAAGTTTATATACGTATCGGAAGCACTTATTTTTTTTGTCAATAAGGTATGTAGTGGGCTTCCTAACGTTTTATTTTGGTTACCATTCCATACCCATAAATAAACAACCGCAAAATAAATCGTATTGTCTTTATTTTCGTTTTGAATACGCAAATGAACAGGGCTATTTGTAAATGTTATTTTACTTGGCGCATCTATTAGCGTTCTTGTTGGCGTTGTAGTTCCTATTGCTTCTACTATGTAGTAAATATCGGAATAAATAAAACCCCCAACCCCATTACTTACTTTTAATTTAAGTAATGTTTGTCCTGTCGCTGTTACACTAGTAATAGGACTTGAGGTATATGGGCTAGAATCTATATAAGTAGCCCCGTTATCGATGCTTTTTTGCAATACGATTGACGAGCTTGTTCCCCCAGCTATCTCAAAGTAAACATTGCTACCATCGTAACCAGTTATTTTTGCTGTTAATGCCATTATTTATAGTCTTTTGTTATCCAATCTGTTATGTTTTTTACAATAACTTCAGTTGTTTCAGGTATCATTTCGTTTATTGCTATGCGTAAAGCATTTTTTTCTCCACTATTCTTGCCTGCTGGGTAGTTATACTCTCCGTAATACATTTGGTACATAGTTAATGTTGTATCAGGCTTTACTTCAAAATTCATCTCATCTTGTAATCGCCCCGTATCTCTCCTAGAATTAGGCACGGCTATATTCAGAACTTCTTCGCCCATCTTTAACAAAGCATCTTTTATTATTTTGTCCGCTTTAACCTCGTCTCTCGTTCTTCTTTTTGCCATTTTTCTTTTTTATAGAAGTGATTAAGGCATTTATTTTATCAGTGCTTACTTTTTTTGAAATACTTTTCTTTACCGATTTGATACTTCGCCTTCCCGATTTAGTTTTACTTACTTCGTATTCATCGCCTCCTAACTCCGTGTAAACTATTCGCCACTTAATACCGTAAGGCATTTTTTTTGTAGCGATGTCTTCTAACTTTGAATTATCATTCCATTGCCCGTAATAAAGTTCTCTAAATACTACCTCCCCTTTTTTTAAAGTATAAGCAATAGACCTTTTAAGCCGCCCTTGTTCTACGTGAGCGGTATCTTTAGCCTCCTGTACTATTTCTTTTGCTACTTCCCTTACTTCTAAATCTGTCAGCATGAATAAGCATCGTTTGGAATAGACATCGTACAATCGAATTGCACCCCGTCCAAATTATTACGGTTGAACTGTTTTAATATTTTTAGTTTTGACTTTTCAACTAATTCAATGTTGTCTATATTTTCGTTGTTTTCTATAACAGCAAAAAAACGAGATGCGATATAATGCGTTTCGTTTAGATTGTCAATTAAATTGTCGCTACCTATTATTTTGTTTTGGTGCGATACGTTGCGAATGTCTCGCTGCTGCAGTATAGTAACTTTGAAATACAATAAAATAATTGCGCTATCAATTTCGGATTCTACAAAGTCAATATTAACAACAGGATATATATTTTCAATGTTTGAATCAATCGCCCTTGTTTCGTAGTTCGTTACGGTATTCGTTTCAAATGCCGTATTCATAAAATTCAAAACTTTTGTTATCGATGCCATTATTTTATATTTTCAATTATTTTTTTTCTTACTAAATATTCGCCTTGAAATAGAAACCTTTCCGTACTCCATTCTAAAATCTCATTTAGTTTTGTGAAGTCTCCATTACATAACAAATAAGCAACTTCCATATACGCCCCGTAGTGAGTTACAAATTCAGTCCTTAAATACGACCCTTCCGTTAACTCGCCCGCTTGCGCTGTTACAGGCGGGTTGTAAATCCAAATATAACGAGCCTTTATTTCAGCGACTCGCTCTGAAAAGAATTGAAACAATAGTTTGCTGTTTCAATACTTACATTATTTATATCGACTTTAAATAACGGTAGTTTATGCCGTAGTACCATTTTTAAAAATTCAATTGGATTGTCGATTAAAGCGGTGTGAACAGAAATAAAACGAGATGCTTTTACTATGTTCAAATCTACTTTATAATACCATTGTGGCGATGCTGGCTTGTTAAATGCGTTGTGAAATTCTCGAACACAATACTCGGCATTTTTAATTGGGTAGTTAGGATAGAAACATTTCATTATACAATCGATAACGTGTTCCGTATCGTTCTCATCGTACCCTAACATCATATCATTATACTTTTCAAAATCGACATACTTAATGTCGCCTCTATCTTTGTATTTCATTAGTTTTGGTATAAAAATAAACGTCTCAATTTTTCTTCGTCAAAAGGCTCATCTCCAAAAAGTTCTTTGAACACCTCTTTAGATTTGATTTCTTTTTCAGTTATGTACCGATATTCTTTTTCAAGAAACGGAAACAGTCTTTTCAAATGTGCTTTTGTGTGTTCTTTTCCTAGATTTTTCATTGCTAACTTCTTTTTCATATTTATAAAATAAAAAAAGCTACTACCTAGATATACTGGCAGTAGCTTTTATATTGATTTTTAGTGCGATACATCTTCATATCGTTAATTTTTACACTACAAATGTAATATTTTTACACCACATTAGAGCTTCTATTGTATAAATTTTTAATAACACAATATCCAGCCGCTTCTGTTATGTGGTCGAATCCTGTTTTTTTGTCAGGGATTCCGTTTTTATAACTTTGATTTTCCAAAGATTCCGAATACACAGGACATAGCTTATCGTTAACATAGTATCTGTCCTTTTCAAATGCTAAATTAACAGAGTTAACCCGTTCACTTACATTTGGGTTCTTTCTGTTGGCGTTAACCGTAAATCCATTTTGTCTTAAAATAGAAAAATCACTTGCCCCCGAAGTGCTCCTGGCTTCTCCGCTGGCATCGGGATTAATTGTTATACTATGACCCTTATAATTCTCTTTCAAAGACTCGCACATACTTTGAGTATTATAACACCCTGCTATTTCTCCAACAGCATAAAGCCTGTTATTTCTTTTAACGTGTATAACAGCATTCATATTGGTTATATTGAAATCCAAACCAACATATAGCATCTCGTTTGGTAAAGGAGTTACGTCTGTCCTATGAGCTTTTCTATTGTAACTTGAATATACACTTGCTGAATTAAGATTTACGAACTCCCCATTTAGGTATGCGTTTACTTGGCTATCCGTATAAGTTTCTCGCAAAGTATCTACATAGCCTTCAGGTAAAAAAGGGTTGTCGTATGTTTTTGCTTTTATAACTAACTTATTTTCGGTGCTATTTTTTATAAAAAATTCATGCAACCATTTAAAACCTTCAGGAGTTCCAACTACATCTGTTTGGTTAATCATTCCTTTTGGAAGTACGGAACGATTACGCCCTATTATTTTCATAAAAACATCTGCCATTTTATCTTTAGGCAATGAATCTGTTTCATCTATTAAAGAATAACCGACCTCATATCCTATTATTCTATCGGGGTCGCTCATATTTCGTAATAAAATATTACCAAAAGATGTTTTTATTATATTTTCAGAACGATTTATTGAAAAAGGTATCTCGCACTTAACTAATTGCTCTATGAATTTAGGAATTGCAACATCATTTATAAGTCCGTAAGTTGGAAGGTAGTATGCGACATCGACTTTAGGCATCATTATTTTTTTTATGATAGTCTTTGCTACACCAACATAAGATTTACCACTACCAAAACCGCCTATTAAAGCAGTGTGCCTGTTTGTAGATTGAATAAATTCTCTTTGATGTTTAAGTGTTTGGATTCGCAGTTGCATCGGTTAGGACTATTTCAGTAATTTGTTTAGTTTCCTGCGTAACATCTAATTTGTCGCCGTACTTTTTTGGGTTAAGTTTAGATACAAGCCATCTTCTCGCATCATATCTCAACCTACTCCTTTGAATAACGTCATTATTTACTACTTCTTTTCCGTCTTCTAAAACGTTTACATCGTTAGTGTTGTTATCGACAATATCAATCATTTCGTCTAATATCGCCTCTGCCCTTTCTTCTGTCGCGCGCGCGTATTGTTTTATTTTATCTTCGTCATCTTCTATCCACTCATAAAAAGTTTTAGAGGATAAAGGTATTTTTGACAAAGCATAACGTAAAGATTTTCCATTTTCAATTGTTTTGAAAATTTTATTAAAAATATCTTCTTTTTCATTTTCGCTATATGCCATAATTTTTTTTTATTCTGTTAAACATAGGTAAACTGCATACCAACTAAAACACATTGCTATAAAAGAAATTATCAACCCTATTATTTTTATTTTTTTTCTAAATAATAAAATAAATAAAAATACTTTTATGGTATTTCTTACTAAACTATTAACTAGTGTAATATAATTGAATAGCATTCGCTAATTGTTTTTATTTTTT